AAGTTCTTGTCACTACTAGCAAACCCAAACAAGCATTCATCTTTCTTTGCAATCATGCCTGGAAATCGCTCAGTCAAGTACTTGTCTAATGTAATCTTGCCTAGCCTACTTTTTACCTTGTCTGTATCCATCCAATAAAACGAACCACTATAGTGGAAGTCTTGAGGTACATAAGGAGGGCAAGGCAAAAGCTTACCGCATACACCTGCAAATATCTTATTGCCAAGTCTAGGTACATTCTCTAAGTTCTTTCTATACAAGTGAGAAATCCAAATGTCCAATCCACTCCATGTTGGCCGTGTGACACCTTTGCAATGACCATAGAAAGTCATGCCTCCATCTATTTCTGCTAAGGACTCTAAGAAGTGAAATGCCTCTCCTGTTGTACTGATATTCTTGACAACTCGATACTCGCAATCTTTCGGCAGCATTGAAACTATAGGCTCTATAGAATAGTCTTGATCTACAGCTATCTTGACAATCTTCTGACCATCAAACACCTTCCAATAAACCTCTAATAGCTTTAGATTCAATACATGGTAATGTCCTAGCTTACCATTGAAATAAATGAAGTAGATTAAATTTTTTCTAACATCAGAGTCCATCCTGTTGGGGTTAGTGGCCTTTCTAGTAGTTTATACCCTAGACTATTCCAAAACTCAATCCACTCTGGCTCCGCCTTGATGTTAATATGTCCCCATGCCTCATCTCCAGGCGTTTTATGAGGTGTAGAACTGAATACTATCAATCGTGGCTCTATAAAATCTACAGCCTTAACAATCTCCTCATCGGTCATGTGTTCAGCAACCTCAATAAACAGCATTAAGTCAGCAACCTTAGGTCTAGCAATCACCTTCAATTCAGGATACTCTTTCTTGCAGTAATCTCTGTGACTCTTAAATACATCCAATGCCATGACATCAAATCCATTCTGTCGCATCACCTCAGCGTACACTCCTGTGCCACATCCGTAGTCAATTACATTTTCTGCATTAAACTTCTTGCAATACTCTGCTACACTCGTAGCCAAGTTCACAAATGCTACATTCTGCATAGTCAAGTTCATATCCTCGACCTCTGCTCGTAGGAACTCTTCCTCTGTTATTATCATCGTGTTTTGTTTATGGCATCATAGAAAGCAGCTTTATAGTCTGCTCTATTATTTCCTTCTTATCCATTCCTTCACTAAACTCAAACGTGTAGTCCTGGGCCTTGCACCAACAGCTATAGTCATCGCTTAATCGCTGTGCCTTAACTGTTATCTTCCCATTTAAGGGATCAAAGTTCTTCGTTAATATCTTCGTTTTCATCTTCCATGTCCATGTCGATGTCCTCCTCATCCTCTTCCTCCTCTACATACATCTCTTCAATCGGCTCGGTCTCCAAATCACCGCCTCGCATATCACTCAGCGGCATATAGTTAGTAGGTACCAACACCTGACTCTCGTCTACCAATGTTCCATATCCTAGAGCTTCTCTAATCTCATCCTGACTGAATACCATCGCCTGACGCATCCAATGTACCAACTCCTTCTTATCGGCTTCCAATTCAGGATAAACGTCAGTATCTGACATCACTACCAAGGTGTTATCTCCATACCACTCTCTAGCCATCTTAGTCCACACATCATCCATCTTTCTAAGCAATGGCAATACGCAGTTAGTCACCACTCTAGTGTCACCTGTCTCACTATTCGCCAATGTTCCCTGAGGAGTCAACAACTGAGACGGGTATCCGTAGATATTAGCAATCTGTCTCTCCAAGTCCTGATTAAAGTCCAAGATACCCATGTCCACAGGACTCAAGCCTATCTGCACCCACTTCAGGTCTGAAGGAGTCACAACAATGTCTCCTGCATTATGCGCACCCATGTGGTTCTGTCTGAACGAATCGTTAATCGCTACAGCCTGCTCGGCAGTCAACTCTGACTGATCTGCGTGTCTAGCGTTACCACTAACAATACCACTAGGACCCATGTTCGCAAACAAGGACCCCTGCGCAACATCTGCAAATCTCTTCTGAGAAATTACATTCAAGCTACTTCTCAAAGGACTCAACCCCCAGAATGTACTCTCATATCCTTGCCACTCAGAAACAGGGTTGAAGTACTTAAAGTGTGCTATCTGACTATTTGGGATTATATTCTCAAAGTTATACGTTATAGCATATCCTGCCAACGGCTGTCTTCTATCCCCTGACATTACAGGCTTAACAGTCGGACTCGGAACACTCCACAACTCTACAGGCTGCTTGGCTCGCAATCCAACCCCAGGCACTGAAGCATACACAATCGCATTTCCTGTAATCAACAGATACCCTGCAACCTCTTCTCTAAGCTGTCTGCCTGTGCTAGTCGGGTTCGGTCTGTCCATCAGCTCCAAGAACGAATGCTGCTCAATCGACTCAAACGCCTTCACTCTCAACTTCGCCAACTCAGTAGCATTCTCTCTGCTCTTTACATACTTTTTCTTAGCAAAGTACTTTTCTGCAAATCGCTTGTCCTTCACCTTATACAACATCGGAGCAGCGTCAGCAGACTTCTCTACAATCTTAGAAACCACAGACTGTACTACAGGGATACTCTTATACGCCTTATCTATAAATATGCTGTCCTTTGCATCGTAAGGCATCCAAACCCCCTTTATATACTGCCATTGCAACGCCTGTGGTAAGCCTAGCTCCTTAGTTCTAAATGCCTTGAGAAGATTCATCTATTTCTATTTTATTTGTAAAAGTACAAATTTTACCTAAATAATTTCCCCCTTATCAGCACAAACCCCTCACCCTTCTTTTTCACCATCAACTCAGTCAATCCCCACACCAACGCATCCACCCTATCAGGTGACTTCCCCCGCTCAGGATCGAAGCTCACCATCTGATTCTCCAATGCAGGGAACGACCCTACGTGGTACACCTTCCCCTGCTCATACAGCGAGTACACAGGCTCCGCTCTGACATACTTCCCCTTCGTAGCAGACACCAACTTCACCCTCGTTCCAACACCCTGACTCTTCAACACAGCCTCAACCATGTCTCCACCCTGATTCTTCTCAGCCACAATACAATCCGCATTCCACCTGAACGCAGCATCGTTAGCAATCTTACTCCAATGATTCGGTGAGTACTTCCCACTCAAGTCCTCCAACACATACGCATTCCCATCCCTGTCCTTACCACACACTATGATACCTGTCTCATCACTATCCATGTTCGCAGTAATCGCAGGGTCTAACGCCACCACAATTCGATTCATGTTCGGAGCCTCTGCCAACCTCGCCTTCTTAATAATCTCCCTGTTCCACAGCAATCCATCCTTGTCATCCAACCACACCCCCAAGAACAAGTGTGCATACCTGTGCGGGTTCTCCACCTTCGACTTCTCCGCAGCCTTCACAAACGACTCACTCAAGTTCTGCTTGTTATCCAAGTACGTAGTGTGGATGTAAGTAGTATCATCCCGCTTATCCCTCACAAACTGCTTATATATCCAATGACTCTTGAAACTAGGGTTCATCACCAAGATCACCCTGTTCGGCCTATCCTTAGCCCTGATACTCAAATCAATCTTGTCAAACACATCCTCATCACCCAATTCTTCAGCCTCATCCAATACCCATGTCGTCACATTCGCAATCGACTTCAAGTTCGCAGTCGCAGTTCCATGGTTAGTCTTAATACCCCTGAACAATATCTTCGACCCTGTTCGCTTATTAATGATCTCCGTCTGCGTAATCTCAAAATCACCCTCCTTACCCATTATCTCAATCTTATCAATAAACTCAGGGATAATCGAAATAAACGCAGACACCAAGGTCCATCTAGTAAACAAGATCACGTGACCCTTCTCATAAGTCAAGTTCAAGAGAAACAAGGCCAAGGTCCATGACTTACCCGAACCACGACCACCTGTAATCAAGTAGTACCTAGTCTCAGGATTCTCGTAGAATAAAGGCTTGTAGTCAGGTAAGAGCTGAATCATTGAATATCTGAATTTTCACCATTTTGATTTTACGTTTCATTCCTGTACACTCAGGATATGGGGTACCCCTTTTTTTGAATATCTGAATTTTGGGCATTTGGGTTTTCCCCCTGGTTCGCCTACACTCGAAAGTATACCCCCCCCTTCTTTGTTACATAATGTTACATATCCCCCTCATTATCAAGGGATTCCAGTCCCTGGATAACTACGGATTCCAGTCCCTGGATAGTATCGACTGGATCGAATTCGATTGCGTCAATATCTTTGAATTCAATCTCTTTGCTTAGCCATTGGATAGGAGGGACAATCGATTCCCCGTTTGTTGTAACATCAATTTGCTGTTTCGGTAATCCGTATCGATACGAAAGCCACAATTTTAAAGCTCCTGTATCACCTTGTTTACATTTATACAAAAGAGCCTTCCATATTTCATCGGGTACGCTAATTGAATCCATCTTTTCAACGAGTTTAACCTCATTAACTTTTGGTTTTCGTCCCGATCCTTCTCTTTTTCCTCCTTTTGGCATATCTAAACTTTTTCCTTACATCCGTAAGATTCTATGAAAAATCCGATTAATCAAAGTTAGATTATTTAGACTAATTATAAATTAATTAATTATAAACAATTATTTGCAATTAATATAAACCTTTGTAACTTTGCTTCATGTTTAACCCTAAAACCCCTTAAAACATGGATTTATTAATCATTACCCTTGGAACGGCCCTAATTTTCGGCCTAACTTATTCACTAACCCCAAAACCAGCGAACAAATGATCTACAAAGAATTAAACCTTGGAAACTTTAACACGGTAACCGCTGAAATTGAGCAAAGTTTTGGTAGTGGCTACTCAATCTTAATTTATGACGAGCACTTATATTGGGTCGAATTATATGCAATGACCTTGGAAAAGGCTGAAAAGATAGCGGAAAACGAATTTAACAAATGTTTAAACGAACTAAAAACCAAAGGATTTAACTAAAATGAAAAAAGCACTTAAAGTACTTGGAAAAATTATCTACCTAGTAATTGCATTTAGCCCGATCTTTTTTTTGGGTTATTTGCTTGGAATTAAATTATTGTCAAACTAAAAACAAATTTTAACCCATAAACTAAAACACAACATGAAAACAGTATTTTCTAGTAACTCGGAACTCGCGCACATTTGGGCGAATCAATTACAATATGAAGGCCGTGGCAATTCAATGTTTTTTTACGGCCCCGTTATTTATTCATACGGGAATCATTATGAGATAGCGCGTTTTATTACGGCCCCCAATGGGGAAAAAGTTTGTTTTGTAAATTCCAACGGGTATTCAAATTCAACCGCAAAGCATACAAATCATGTTTGGAACGCTATTCCAGACGGGGTTTTAGTTTTTAAAGTTCCTTTTATTTCAGGGGTTGAAGGGTATTGGCATAGACAAAGCCATTTTATTGAAATAAACAGACTAGATCAAGTAATTGATGCAATGTTAATCCACTGCAAAAATTTAGTTTATGATCAACTCAATGCCGTTTCTAGGTTTCACGCGTTTTACCAAGCAAATAACATATTCAATGATATTCAAGAAATTTGCAACTTGTTTGACCTAGATATTCCAGCACGGCCCGAAAATTGGAATAAGGCAAAAGAAAAGGCGGACTATTTGCGATCTTCTCAAGGGGAACGGGAAAAGGCAAAAGAGTTAAAGAAGCTGGAAAAAAGTCAGGGGCTTTTATCAAAGTGGCTCAATCATGATTTCAATGGGGAATTATACGACATACCCGTGCATTTGCGCATATCTAAAGACGGCAAACAAATAGAAACCACAAAGGGCGCAAAGGTAGAAACGGCGAAGGCGTTGGTACTGCTGGAAAAATTGCAAAAGTTTGATGCAGTAGGCGAAAATATAAACGGCTTCAAGGTTATTGAAAATACCCTAGACTATGTCAAAATAGGGTGCCATGTAATTGCGTGGCCCGTTATTAATCAAGTATTTAAACAGGTTAACTGACGAGGCTTAAATAGCCGAAATAAGGGGGGCGCATGCCCCTTTTATATTAACCAAAACCAAATTAATCATGAAGCAAATTAAATTAAACATTGACCTAATCAATGAGGACTTGTATTTATTAATTCTAGAAGAATTTAAAAAACAGCACCCAAAAATTCAATACTTTGATAATTGGGTAATAAAAGCAAAAACAGAAAAATAATTAGGGGCAAAGGTCCCTAGTCCTAACCAAAACCAAAGAAAACATGAAAACGCCTTATTTTAGTATTCATTCAATCAAAGCCCTAGAAAGCCGTTCATTTTCGGTAATCCGTGCAAACATTGAAAATACGCCTGAAAAATTGGAACTATCTAGAAAGCTTTTCCCTATTTCTAAATTTTATATTGAATTCCACTATACGCCTATTTCTTTGCGCGTAGTTTATGGGGCTAATTAAGCCCCTCTTTTTTTTAAGCCATTTTAAGCCGTTTTAAGACCTTTAAATACTTTGCCTATTTAAGTATACCAAAATAAAAATATCGCCCCGCTACGGGCTTAAAAATAGCCCCGTTGGACTTGCTAGGTTCTGCCATGCCATGCCATGCCATGCCATGCCATGCCGTGACGCGTCAACCCGTGCCCAATGGCTACCGCGCGCCCATGCCCATAGTGGAAAACATAGGGTAGTGGAAAACATGGCCTAGTGGAAAACATGGCGGTTTTAACCATAGTGGAAAACAGAACCAGTTCTAACTGGTTACACACGATCCATAGTGGAAAACAAAACCCATAGTGTAAAACAAAACCCATAGTGTAAAACAGAATGATTCTAAATAAGAGCCTAGTGGAAAATAAAATCCTCTACCAGGATAGCCTAGTGGAAAATAAAATGTTGGACTTGTCCCCCATAGTGGAAAATAAAATCCAGTCGGGTAGTCCGACTACCCATCTGACCCATAGTGTAAAACAGAATCATTCTAAATAAGCCTATAGTGGAAAAAAAAACTAATAATTTATTTGCATTGAATATAGACTTTTGTAATTTCGCTTATCACTAAACACAAACACCATGTTAAAAGACCATTATTACTGCTTAGACCAGTCAGGGTTGACCCTCGAGCTGGAATCCTTCGAGAACCAGGGCATAGCCTTGGAACTCTATTTCGGTGGGGGAAAGTCCCTGACCTTGGACATCTACGATGACCTGACGGAGAAATTCTCAGACCACTACAGGACTATCTGTTCTGTGCTAGATCCCTTTATTGTTGAACAGTTAGAACAGGAGGTAAAGAAATGTTTTATGAAATGATGTCAGCCCAAGAGTACGGTGTACTAAAGGGCTATAGTGAAAAATCAACTCGGGTGCATCAGATCATCAGGTCTGGTAAATTCCCTGCTGAGTGGACTCATCCTCCTAAGAAGATAGGAAATCAGTGGGTAGTATTTGTAGACCCTAATTGGATTAAAGATGGTAGAGGATAGAATAAGGGAATGGATACTTGAAAACTATGGGGAGCTACCCGATAGTGTAAAACATGATATGATGATGACCTTCGAGCTGTATTGGGATCAGTTTAATTTCAGATACGCAGAAATTAAAACACTAGAAACCTATAAACATTTGAAGCCATGAAAGAGCTAGTAAAAACATTAGACCAATTAATCGGAGAACTTTACTTAATTAAAACAAACACAAAAACACATGAAAGAACTAATTGCAATCCAGGCGGAGCTAAAGGCTCCAAAGAATCAGTTTAACGCATTCGGTAAGTACAAGTACCGATCTTGCGAGGACATCCTAGAGGCTCTAAAGCCACTTCTGTTAAAGTACGAATGTACCTTGACTATAGAGGATGAGGTTAAAGAAGTAGGTGGTATAGTATTTATTGAATCTACTGCTGCTATTCAGGTAGATAAAGAAGGTAGAACTGAAGGAAGAGCGGTCACAGCTCAGGCAGGTATTGACATCAACCGCAAGGGCATGGATATAGCGCAGTCGTTCGGGAGCAGCAGCTCATATTCTCGAAAGTATGCGCTCAATGGTTTATTTCTCATAGATGATACCAAAGACCCTGATACTACAAATGATCATGGCGCAAAAAAGGAGGAGCTTAGTCCAAAGCATCCAAAGTGGCAAGGAGCCAAGGATTCCCTAGCTAGTGGAAAAGTAACTATTGAGCAGATTAAGGCTGTGTATATTCTTACAGCTGAGAACGAGAAACTTCTACTAGGATGAATTTTAAATGCAGAGCAAGTGCCTTGGGTAAGTTAATGACTAACCCAAGGTCTAAGTCTGAGACTTTATCTCAGACTACAAAGAGCTACCTAGAGGAATGGGTAAAAGAGCAGATTTACGGAATCAAGAAGCAAATCAATTCTAAGTACTTGCAGAAAGGATTGGCACTGGAGGATCAGGCTATAGAGTTCTATTCTGTTGCTATGGATAAGGACTTCATGATTAAGAACCTAGACCACTTTGAGGATGATTTCTTCACAGGTACACCTGACTGTATGCACGAGGGTATAGTCTATGACTTCAAGACCTCCTGGGACTGCTTTACATTCCCTCTGTTTGACCAAGAGCCTGACATGGGATACTACTATCAACTACAGGTGTATATGCACCTGACAGGGCTTAGAAAGGCTAAGCTAGTGTACACGCTTCAGGACACCCCTGACTATCTGACCCATGAGGAGCCTGTAAGCTACGCTTATGTAGATAACAGCTATAGAGTAAAAGAATTTGAAATAGACTATGATCCTATGGTAATTGAGACAGCCAAGGCTAGGATTCAAGAGTGCAGGGACTATGTTAAAGAACTAATATCATGAGCGATATCACGATGTGCGAAGGCATAGATTGCCCCATCAGGAGCAAGTGCTACAGATATTCGGCTATTCCGAATTACTACCAGTTTTACTTTATTGAAACGCCTTACCAATATGAGTACTGCGATATGTTTATATCCATGAAGGAGGAAGAAGATTTAAAGAATAAGAAATTTGTAAACACTAGAGAACAAGAACTATGAAACAGACAGCAGTAGATTTTATATCAGAAAAGTATAACTATGTTACTTGGCTAAGAAATAGAGATGAGATTTCCGCAGGGAAAGCTGATGAATTTATAAAAATTTATTTAGATGAAGCCAAGAAAATGGAGAAGGAGCAGATAATAGATGCCTATTTATCAGGTAAATGGGATGTTAATTTTAGAAGTATAGATTCAAATCAGTTTTATCAAGAAACCTACATAAAACTATGAACTTTATTGAATTAGAAGAAGAGCATCTAGGTAGCCTAGACCTTTCAGTAACCCACATCAAGGATGAAATCTATCAGTTTGCTTTCTACGATAGCTACTGGTACATCGAGGCCATGGTGGTAAAAAACAATAGGAGATTCGACCAAATAGTAAGCTATAAGGTAGAATATGATTCAGTACCTATTGATGGTAATGAATTAGAACGCATTTTAACAAATATCCTTGACTACTGCAACTATAACTACTAACATGACATCACTAACACAGGAACAAAAAGACGAAGTCATCAGACTTTACAAGCTGAAAATAAAGAATAAGAACATTGCTAGGTTTCTAGGAGTATCATTCCATGTAGTAAACAACTTTCTCTACAAGGAATACCTAAAGACCAACGAGCGTGCTAAGAATAACGGAGCGCATCTTAAACTAGCGGATGAGGTAATTGAAATGTACAAGAACGATTACCCCTACAAGCAGATCACAGAACGCACAGGACTATCACATCACCAAATCTGTGAGATTATTAAGTTGACTACCTATCGCAGGAGACAAGGAATAACCATAAAAAATCTTAGAGAAGTGCAACGATTATGGGAAGATGGATACAAAATAGCTAACATTTCTTACAAGCTAGACATACCCTATGGACAGGTCCAATACTGGGTTCGCAAGATCCGTACAGGGGTGTACACAAGTGTACACTAAGTGTACACCTAAGTGTAAACCAAAATCGGCCTCCATTGGCTCCAATCGCAATAAGTGAACACTTTGAACACTTTTTGGGAAAAATGAAAAAAAATAAATTTTCAAGTGGTAAAAAAAAACACTTTAATAAAAAAAGTGTAAACTTGTAAACCTAAGCCAAAAAAGTGCCAAAAATCGGCCAAATTAGAGAGTATAAGCGGTTTTAGGGGTTTACACTCTAGTGTAAACTTAGTGTAAACTTAGTGTACACTTTTTGCCAAAAATAGCCCATTTTCTACAAACACTTGTAAAACGCAATGAACGTCACTTTAGGAAGAGCAATTAATTTATTGAACGCTGGCTTCAGCGTCATGCCCATATCAGAAGGCAAAAAACCACTGATTTTATGGAAGGAATACCAGACCAAAAAGATAGAAAAAGCCGAGCTAGAACGGCTAGAGTCTAAAACTAAAGGTTATGGTATTATTACAGGATTTTATGGTACTGAATGTATAGACATCGACCTAAAAGTATTCCCTAGTGTACAAGAGGGTAAGAAATTTTGGAATGAGTTTATAGCATTCGTTTCAGATTACATAGATGACTTCGCTAGAAAGTTTGTAATCTACAAGACTATCAACTCAGGGTATCATATCATCTACCGATGTTCTAAGGTTGAAGGCAACAGAAAGCTTGCTACACTCAAGGGACATTCTCAGGCTCTGATTGAGACTAGAGGTTCAGGTGGATACATCTACATCTACGATAATCAGGTGAGCGAATTGTCTTATGAGCAAGTCCAGGAGATTACACCTGAAGAGCGTGATCTGCTGATGAATCTATGTAAGTATTTTCATTATGAGGAGAGGGTAGATGAAACGAGGCCAAAAGAGGCCGATTACAGCGGTCTAACACCTTGGGATGACTATAACCATAGGAACAAGGCATTGGACCTCTTACAAGGCGAATTTAGTGCCATTAAGCACCTGTCTGACCGCATAGTTCTACGCAAGGTAGAAAGCAAGGATGCACTACACGGATTTATCTACAAGGACACAGGTCTGTGCTACCTGTTTACTACTGCAACGATTTACCCGCATGAGACACCGCTTAGCCCATTTGCTATCTACGCATGGAAGTTCTTTAGTGGAAATTACTCTGAAGCTGCTAGAGAGTTGTACAAGGAAGGCTATGGAGAACGCAAGATTAAAAAGGTAGAGATTGAGCGTATCGAGATTCCCAAGGAAGAGCTGATATTTCCGCTAGAAGTATTTCCTGACTCATTGCAGAACTATATTCTGTTAAATCAAAAGACATTGAATCATTCTATTGACTACATGGGTTGCTCATTACTTTGGTACATTTCTATATGTATTGGTAACAGTTGCAAGGTTCAGGTCAAGACAGGATGGAGAGAGTCTGTAAACATTTGGCTAGGATTAATTGGTAAGGCAGGTCTAGGTAAGACCCCTAGTATAAATGCGGTTATATTCCCATTGGCTAAAAAGAATAGTTTTGAAATTAAGCACTATCAGAACGAATACAAGAAGTACAAGGAATATGAGAAGCTTTCTACAAAGGATAAGAAAGATGTGGAGGAAGTAAAAGAGCCTGTTCGCAAGCAGATTATCGTCAACGATGTGACTGTGGAGGCATTGGCGGATTTACATGAGGAGAACGCAGTAGGCATTGCAGTATTCAAGGATGAGCTTAATGGTTGGATAAAGGACATGAACAAGTACAAGCCTGGCTCTGACCTAGAGTTTTGGCTGTCCTGTTGGTCGAATCAGGAGGCAATCATGACTCGAAAAACTGCAAAGAGTAGCTTTATCCAATCGCCATTGATTCCTGTTCTTGGAGGCATACAGCCTGGGATATTCTCGCAGATTTCTACCTTGGAGAACAAGGACAATGGATTCCTAGATAGGTTGCTTGTTTGCTATCCTGACAAGGACATCGAGCATTACAATAGGAACGCCATAGATCAGGAGGTATTGGATTGGTACGAGGCTTATATGTCGCAGTTCTATAACCTGATAAGGAAAGAAGTCTTGCAGTTTAATAAGTTCGGTGAGATTGAGCCTAGAGTGATACGATTTGATACGGAAGCAGAACAGGAATGGGAACGGATATTTAACAACATCACAGATATGCAGAACTCAGATGATATTTCTGAATATGTAAAATCCATGTTGAGTAAGCAGAAGGCTTACATCCCTAGATTTGCTCTGATTATTAACTCTATTACTGCTTACAATAATTCTAGCGGATTTGATTGGGTCAGTAAGGATAGTCTCCTGAAGGCAGAGAAGTTGAGTAACTACTTCATTGCCATGTCTAAGAAGATTAAGGTAAACTCATTGGAAAGCTCCGAGCTAAATGAGTTGGTTCGCTCATTAAAGAATGAGTCGATAGAAAGAAAGATACAGCAGATTCAGGAAGCAATACCTGACTTTAACAGGTCAGAGCTTGCCGAGATGCTGAATGTTAGTAGAACAACGATATATAAACACTTGAAGAAATGATAATTAACGGAAAACAATTAGGTTCATTTGAGATTGTGAGATACTCATTTGACCAAGTAAAAGGAGAGCCAAAGATTCTGATACATCAGATAAAGGCTTTAGATGTCAATGGTGCATACATAAAGTTTGCTAAGCTAGAAGCAGTATTACCTTACCTGTCTCATTATCCTATCACATTTAAAGATTTAAGCAATGATTGAAGCACTAGACGAGATTACGGAAATCCCATTTGAAGTATTTTGGGCGAAGTTTATGGACTTGTACCCAGGTATCTATGACCAATTTACTACAGAAGTTTATTGGGTAAAGATGAGAGAAGCAAACAGGATATTGGCATTTCAATACCTTTGCAAGTTCGGTAGCGACTACAAAGAACCTTGGAAGCATTTGCAACACTTTGACCTGCCGTTCTGATGAAACCACTAGACATAC